TCCCAGTCACGATATGGCCACATTTATAATATATTAATAAATGAGGCTATTAAATCAATTGAAAAATCAGAAAAATTAATTCATTATTTACAAGCTGAACATTATGCAGCAAGTTGGATTGCATCCGCAGAATTATATGGTTGGCCTTTTGATGTAGATAATGGTAAATTACTTTTAAAAACACTTGAAGATGAAATGCAAAAGGCATATAAAAGATTAGTACCACGATTAGGTTTAAAAGTTGTTGCTATTGATAAAATTAAAGGCAAAGTAGAGACTAAAAGACCAAGGTGGACTAAGCAAGGTTTTTATGATATTCATACTTCACGTTGGTTTGATATTGATCCTTGTTCAGGTTATGAAGGTGAAGAACGACCAATTCAAGGTGAATATTGTAGAGTTGAAATAAAACCTTTAGATTTAAATTCTGTAGCAGATGTAAAGATTTTTCTATTTAGGAATGGATGGGAACCTACAGAGTATAATTATGTAAAAGATGAAAATGGAAAAAAAGTACAGTCAACACCTAAGATAACAGAAGATAGTTTAGAATTTCTTGGTGGTGATGGTAAATTATATACTGAGTTTTTAACTGCAAAATCTAGACATAGTATCTTAAAAACATGGCTTGATAATACAGATGCTAATGGTAATCTTCATGGTAAGTGCATGTTAATTGGAACACCAAGTATGCGTGCACGACACCAGATTATTGTCAATGTACCATCTGTTGATAGTCCTTGGGGTAAAGAATTACGAGCATTATTTAAATGTAAACCAGGTTGGAAGCTAATAGGTTGTGATTCTAAAGGAAATCAAGCTAGAGGATTAGCACATTATCTTAATAATCAAGAGTTTATTGATACACTACTTCATGGCGATATTCATCAATATAATGCTGATGTATTAACAAATGTTATAAGTGAAATGGAAGGTAACTGGTTAGCTAAGTTACCTAAAAAAGTTGTAGAACGAAATCAAGCCAAACGAATTCTTTATGCTTTTCTTTTTGGTGCATCTGGTAAAAAGCTTTGGAGTTATATATTCGGAACATTAGATACAAAGAATGGTAATAAATTGAAAAATGGATTTCTCAAAGCAGTTCCTGGTTTTAAAGACTTAATTACAAAGCTTGAGAATATATATGGTAAAACTTCTCAATATAGTGCTGGTTATATTCCAAATATTGTTGGTAATAAAATTTATGTAGATTCATTTCATAAACTTCTTGTATATCTTTTGCAAGCAACCGAAAAAGCCACTTGTTCCACAGCATTGATGTTAACAATGAAAGGCTTGGAAGAAGCTAATATTCCATATATCCCTTGTATTTATTATCATGATGAGATTGATTTTCAAGTACCAGAAGAATTTGCTGAACAAGCTGCAGCAATTGGTGAAAAAGCCTTTGCAGATGGGCCTAAATTACTTGGCATTGATATTATGGATGGTAATGCAAAAATTGGAAATACTTGGTATGATGTTCACTGAGGTTTAATATGGATATAAATACAAATATAAATAGAACGAAAAGTTTACTTGCGTATCTTACTATTTTAAGATTAAAATCTGAAGTAGAATCTTTATCATTTTTAATCGATTTAACTGATACAAGTGATAAAAGAAATGAGCTCTGTGATGCAAATATACATTTAAGAGAATCAATAAATTATTTAGAAAATTATCGTAAATCATTCAAGTAACATATTATATATTCTTTAAATTATGTTATAATGAATAAGGATATCGAGGTTTATAATGCTTGCAATAATCGATGGTGATGTCTTATGTCATCTTGCTTGTAAATCCAGGTGGGAATCAAGGGTTAAAATTGCTTTAGATAAAGATAACAAACAAGTGACATTTGTCGAACTTGATGAGAATGGTAAACGAAAAGAACTTGAATATACTAAGGCTGAAAATGAAAAATATTTAAAAGAATGTTGGAATAATTTTAACAAACATTTAGATAGTATTAAGGATTTAACATACTCAAATGATTTTTTAATGGCTGTAAAGGGTGTAGATAATTACAGACATCTTATTGATCCTGAATATAAGTCCCATAGAAAGAAAGATCCTTCAAAACAAAATATATTTATTCCAGTATTACGTCAATTGGCAATTGCTGAAGATATAGCAGTAGCTGCCGATGGTTTTGAAGCAGATGATCTTATTCGAATTTGGGCAGAAGAGTGTAATCAGTATAATATACCATTTACTATATTCTCTATTGATAAAGATCTATTATGTATTCCAGGTAAACATTGGGATCTTAAGAAAAATATTTTAATTGAAATCTCTGAAGAAGAAGCAATGCGACATTATTATGAACAATTACTCAAAGGTGATCCTACTGATAATATTAAAGGTGTACTGAATATTGGTGAAGTAAAAGCTAAAAATATTCTTGCTAATTGTAAAACTGAAGAAGATTTTCAAGAAAAAGTTGTTGAGCAATATATGCTTTGTTATCAGGATGAATGGTATCTTCTACTCTTAATTAATGGAAGGCTATTACATATTAAGAAGTCTTATAATGACTTTTTTAATCCTAGAAATTGGGCATGTATTAGAGGGTTGAGTGATTATTCATATCTGCCATAGGTGATTGATGAAATTTACAGGACAACTGCCTATCACCACTAATACAATATCTCAAACTATAATTCATAATGGTCATTGGCTTTTTCCTGAACAGATGGGAAATACACGTGATTTTCCAACAAAATATATTGGTTTTATTTATTTAATTCGTGATAACTACTTAAAAAGATTTTATTTAGGAAAGAAGTTATTTTATGGTTCAGGTAATATGAATAAAGGTAAAGAATCAAATTGGAAATCATATATAACTTCTTCCAAATTTTTTAAAGAAGTTTTTATTCAAAGACCTCGAGAAGAATTTGATTTCATATGTTTAGAACAATACAAAACACGTGGTACATTATCTTATGCTGAAACATGGACACTTTGTTTTGTAGAGGCACCCACAAATAAATCTTGGTATAATACTAGAATTGAGCAAGTTAGTTGGAAAGTAACAGAAGCTATTTCAGAAAGACATAAATTACGTTTGAAAGAAGCTTTAGCATTTAAGGAGATACAATGAAAGAAGTTATCGCATTTATATTTTTTATATTGAGTGCATGTTTTTTCTTCTTAGATGTTTATACATCAATAACTGATATTATTTTAGGTGATTCTATGAGAAATTATTATTTTAAATTTTTTATAGAAAGTCTTTTAATGTTTATGATATTTGCATATTCACGTAGTCAACAAAATTATGGGTAAAATTGTTGTAAAAAATCAACCGTGTTTATCTTTGGAATGTGGATCACATGATGCGCGACAGATATATGAAGAAGGTACATCATTTTGTTTTTCATGTCAAACATTCTTTCCAAAAACAGAAGAAATTATTGAAATGAAAAAAGAAGAAATTTTAGACAAAAAATCAATTATTGATGAAATTAAGACATATCCGATACGTGGTTTCAAAGAAAGAGAAATTAGTAAAGATGTTGCAGAATTTTTTGATGTTAGAGTCTCCTATGATAATAATGGTGAAATAGATACACATTATTATCCTTATAATGAAAATTCTTATAAAATACGTAAGCTTCCAAAATCATTTTCATGGGTTGGTAAATCAAATGACTTATTTGGAAGAATTAAGTTTAATAGTAATGGACGGCGATTAATCATTACTGAAGGCGAAATTGATGCAATGTCAATCGCACAAGCTTCAATGGATAAATACCAAAAAATATATCCTGTTGTAGGTATGTCGTCTGCAAGCATGACTAAGTCTCTTTTAGAAAATAGAGAGTGGATTAGATCATTTAATGAAGTTGTATTATGCTTAGATGAAGACGAAGCAGGAAGAAAAGCTACAGAAGAAGCTATTAGAATTATTGGAATTGATAAAGTAAGATTATCGAAATTACCTGAAAAGGATCCAAATGCTGTTTATTTAAAACATGGTTATAAGGTTTTATTAGATTGTGTATTTAATGCGTCTCCTTATATTCCTTCTGGAATTATTACAAAAGAAAAATTATGGGAAGAATTAGTAAATTATAATTCTATTCCCTCATTACCATATCCACCATGTATTAATGGTGTAAATACCAAATTAAAAGGTAAAAGACTTGGTGAGATTACTCTTTTCATATCTGGGACAGGTAGTGGAAAATCTACAATTCTTAGAGAAGATATGTTATATACTTTAGAGAATACTAAAGAAAAAATTGGTATTATTTCTTTAGAAGAATCTCCAGCAGAGACTGCTAGAAAACTTGCTGGTATGGTTCTTTTAAAAAATCCTGCAAAAGAAGAGATCCCATTAGAAAAATTGAAAGTAGGATTTGATAAGGTTTTTGAAGATGATAGAGTAATTCTATTGGATCATCAAGGTTCTATTGATGATAATAGAATTATTGATCAATTGGAATATATGTGTTTAAGTGGCTGTAAATATCTTTATATCGATCATATTACAATTTTAGTTTCAGAAGGAATGGATAATCTTTCTGGGAATGAAGCTCAGGATAAAGTAATGAATGACTTATTGAGATTAGTTAAAAAACATAATGTATGGGTGGGGCTTGTCTCACATTTAAGGAAAGGAACTGTTGGTAGTAAGTCATTTGAAGAAGGTAAATTACCTTCAATTGACGATATTCGGGGTTCTGGTAGTGTAAAACAAATATCTTTTGATATTATTTCTTTTGCCAGGAATTTAACAGCTGAAAATGAAATTGAGAGAAATACTATTAAAATGCGAGTTTTAAAAGCGCGATACACTGGATTAACTGGTATCGTAAATAGCACAAGATATAATTATGATACCGGTAGATTAAGCCTTGTAGAAAATGAAGTTGAAGAATTTGTATCATTATGAGGTTTTTAAATGAGATATATTAAATGGGAGGAACCTTGGTATGGAAATCCTGATGATCCAGATTGTAAACACGTTAATGTTGAATATAGAATGTCTGTGTCAGATGCTATTCAGTATATGAAAGATTTCTCTATTGTACTTAATAAAAAATTCAATAAAAATATTAAATTTAAAAATGATAATGAAGCATTGGAAGAATTTTTAGTTCATCATTTTGCATGCATTATTGAAGAAAAAGAAAAACATGTATTTCTTGAAAGTGGTCCTTTAAAAATTAAATTTAAAGATTCCGAAGATTTTTATCAATGTAATTGCGGTTGTAGTATTTTTTATCGTTATTCAAATAAAAAATATACTTGTGCACGAATGTGCGGCTTATGGTATGAAGGTTTTTAAAAGGAAATATAATGATTAAAACACCCTGGTCTACAGTCGGTTATTTAACTTATAAACGTACTTATGCCAGGAAGTTGGACCCGAATGGTGATGATAGTTCACCGACGGAAGAATTTCCAGATACTATAAATAGAATTTTAAATGCATGTAAAACACAATTGAATGTTGGTTTTACAGATGAAGAAGAAGAAAGATTATATGACTATATGATATCTTTAAAATGTTCTGTTGCAGGCAGATTCCTGTGGCAATTGGGTACACCCACTGTAAATCGCTTAGGTTTAGCTTCTTTACAAAATTGTGCATTTACTGTCATAGATCAACCAATACGACCCTTTTGTTGGGCAATGGACATGCTGGCACTTGGTTCTGGTGTAGGTTATAATTTACAAAGAGAACATATAAATAAATTACCAGTTGTTCGAGATTGGTTTAAAGCTCCAAAACGTGTTGATAATGGTGGTGCTGATTTTATTATACCAGATTCACGTGAGGGATGGGTTAAATTTTTAGGTAAAACGTTAAAAGCAGCATTTTTAAGTGAACGAAAAGAAAACGGAACTTTCACATACTCAACCCAAGTCATTCGAGGAAGAGGTACTCCAATTAAAGGGTTTGGAGGAGTTGCCTCTGGCCCAGAAGATTTATGTTGGGGTATTGGGAAGATATCTGAAATACTTGAAAAACGAAAAGGTAAGAAAATAAGACCAATTGATGCATTAGATATTATGAACATTATTGGTCATATCATTGTGGCAGGAAATGTTCGTAGGTCAGCACAAATTGCAATCGGTGATCCTGATGATATTGAATATTTACTATCAAAACGTTGGGATATAGGAAATATTCCTTCATGGCGTGCAATGTCAAATAATTCCGTTGCTTGTGATGATATAAGAGATCTTCATGAATATTTTTGGGATGGTTATGAAGGTAAGGGTGAACCTTTTGGATTAATTAATTTAAGATTATCAAGAAAAGTCGGTAGATTGTATGAAGAAGATTATCCTGACAATGAAGTTATGGGTTTTAATCCTTGTGCAGAACAATCATTGGCCCCATATGAAACATGTTGCTTAGCCGAGATCTTTTTACCAAATATTGAATCTAAAGAAGAATTTCTAGATATTATTGAATTATTATATCGAATTAACAAACATTCATTGTTACTTCCTTCACATCATCCTGAGACAGAAAAGATTGTTCATAAGAATATGAGAATGGGTATTGGTGTAACAGGCATCCTACAAGCTTCAAAAGAACAAAATAGCTGGCTTTCTGAAGGTTATACATATCTCCGTGATTTTGATGATAGATATTCAGAAATGAATAATATGAATCCTTCGATTAAATTAACAACTGTAAAACCATCAGGAACTTTAAGCTTATTACCAGGTGTAACTCCAGGTATTCATCCTGCTTATTCACAATACATGTATCGACGTATTAGAATTGCATCTGGACATCCTCTTGTAGATATTTGTAAAAAGAATGGATATCCTGTAGAATTTGTAAAGAATTTCGATGGCTCTGAAGATTATAATACAACAGTAGTAACATTTCCTTTCAGTTATCCTGAAGGTACACGACTTGCAAAAGATATGACTGCAATTGATCAATTGAAAGAAATAAAAAGATTACAAGAAGTATGGTCAGATAATAGTGTATCTTGTACAATATATTATAAAAAAGAAGAGATACCTGAAATTAAAGATTATCTACATAAACATTATAGAAATAATCATAAGAGTTTATCATTTTTGCTTCATTCTGATCATGGTTTTCAACAAGCACCTTACCAGGAGATTGATAAAGATACTTTTGAGAAATTAAAAAATTCAACAAATATTATTGAATCAATTGAGAGTGTAACATTTGATTCAAGTGATGAATGTGCAAATGGAGCTTGTCCTATTAAATAGGTTCTAAATGAAAGTTGAAATAGATATTAAGGAAATATCAAAATGAAAGTTGAAATAGATATCAAGGCAATATCAATTGGAACATCATTATATAGAAAAGATCTAATTGCAATCACTTTATTTAAAAAAGATTTGGACAATGATTACGTTGATTGTGTGATACGTGTGGCAAAAGGGACTGCTGAAATATTTTTAAGAGATTTTCTTGGAAATAAGTTTGATAGCTTTGAAATTATTAAGTATCAATATTGAGGATAACATGAAACCATTATGTATTTATCATGGAAACTGTGCAGACGGCTTTGCTGGTGCATGGGTTGTTTGGACGTATTTCAAGGGTGAAGTAGAGCTATATCCAGGTGTTTATCAGTCTGAGCCACCTGATGTGACAAACAGAGATCTTATCTTGGTTGATTTTTCTTATAAGAGGAATGTAATTGAAGAAATGAAGTTAAAAGCCAAATCAATTACAATTATAGACCACCATGCATCTGCTATACAAAACCTTGCCGATGTATCTGACATCGAAAAATATTTTGACATAACGCTTTCAGGATCAATGCTTGCTTGGAATTATTATTTTCCAAAAGAATCTGCACCAGCGCTTTTAAAGCATATTCAAGATAGAGATCTGTGGAAATTTGAATTACCAGGTACTCGTCAAATTCAAGCGACACTCTTTTCTTATCCTTATGATATGATTCTTTGGGATAAAATGATGAATGATAAGTCATATATTTCAAAACTTTATATGGAAGGTATTGCAATAGAACGCAAGCATTTCAAAGATGTTGAAGAACTCATTAGAGTAACCACACGAATAATGGAAGTGGATGGGCATACAGTCCCCATTGCAAATCTTCCGTATACTTTGACAAGTGATGCAGGCGCTGCATTGGTAGACTTATATAAGACATCTTTTGCAGGTTGTTACTGGGATACTCCAGATGGTCGTGTCTTCAGTCTTCGTTCGAAAGAACCTGATGGTGAAAATGTGGCGAGCATTGCTGAGAAGTTCGGTGGTGGTGGTCACAAGCATGCTTCTGGATTCAGAATTAAGTGGGATACAACAGAGCCTTCACAAATTAAACTATTGAGATAAATATGAAAGGAATATTAGTTACGGTTGAATTGGACGGGACAATCAAAGAAACTCCTTATGACCATTCACCATGTCTCGAAGATCTTCAAAGTGCAGTGGGTGGTTTTATAGAAAAAATTTATGCAAGGTATAATGGAAAATGGTATATTGCATATGTAAATGAAGATGCAAAACTAAGAGGAATTCCTGTAAATACTCTTGCATGTAAAAAATTTGTACCAAGTATCAAAATTGCTAAGAATAAATATACACCAGTCATAATTGCAGGTCCGATGGCAATATGGGTGAAAGAAATATGATAACAAAACCTTCAATCTATGTAACAGATAAAGAAGTTAATAGAGATGTATTTTCAAAAACTCTTTCAGTACCTATAGATACTATTAATGAGATTTTAGATGCAATTACATATGCTACACTTATGCATGGTAATCAAAAAAGACGACATACAAATGAGCCTTACATTACACATTGCATATCTGTATTAAAACATACTTTAAATTATACTAATTCTTTAAATGCATGTCTTATTGCTATCTTACATGATACTGTAGAAGATACAGATGCATCAATTGATGATATTAGAGCTCAATGGGGTTATGATGTGAGTGAAGGTGTAAATATTCTTACGAATACACCTGCAACACAAGGATTAAATAGAACTCGTAGAAAATCTATAGATCGAGCAAGAATTTCAGAATCAACCGATATTATTCAAGCAATTAGAATGTTCGATATTCTTGATAATATTCCTTCATTACGAAAATATGAATCATATTTTTTCAATACGGTTTTTAAAAAAGAAGTTATTGATGATATCTTAGCATTTGATAAAGTAGATACAACCCTTTCTTTTAAAGTATTAGCAGAATTAAATAAATGAGATTTTAATTATAATAAGTTACAAACTTTACATTTGAGGTAATTATGTTTAAACCTCTATTGGCACCAAGAGAAGACCCTCTTTCTTATCCTGATTATTTTAAAAAATTACGATATCCTTTACTTTGTTCACCAAAGCTTGATGGGGTTCGCTGTATTATAAAAAATGGTATTGCCTTATCAAGAACAGGTAAGGCCATACCATCCTTTCAAGTTCAGAATGATTTTAATTATCTTGAAGGATTTGATGGTGAACTTATCATTGGTGATAAGACTGCAATTAATGTTTTTAATAAAACACAAAGTCATGTAATGTCAAGAGATAAACCTGGTGACTTAATGTTTTATATTTTTGATTTAACTTTAGAAAATTATCTTAATGCTAGTTTTGAATTCAGATTGAATATGGCATACCGAAATTTAACAACATTATATAAAGACACACCAATTGAATTTCGTAATGCAACTGTCTTAGAACATATTTTAATTAATAATGAAGAAGATTTACTTGCTTATGAATTAAGTTGTCTTCACCAAGGTTATGAAGGCATTATGCTAAGAGATCCTAATGCATATTATAAACAAGGTAGAGGTACTTTTAACGAAGGTATTATATATAAACTTAAGAGATTTAAAGATGATGAAGGCGTCATCGTAGATTTCGAAGAGCAACTTCAAAATTTTAATGAACAAACAAAAGATGAACTTGGATATTCAAAACGTTCTTCTCATAAGGAAAATATGAAAGCTGCAGGTACTTTAGGTAAGTTTATTTTAGAGTTTAATGGTGAAATTATTGAAGTTGCAGCCGGTAAATTCTCACATTATGAAAGAAAGCTTATTTGGGAAAATCAAGAAAAATATCTTGGACGTTTATTAAAATTTAGACATTTCTCATACGGTGTTAAAGATAAGCCACGGTTTCCAAGAGCAATTGGATTCAGAGATATGATTGATATTTAGGAGAATAGAATGCATGGCATTAAGCAAGCAACAATAAAGAAGATAATTAAACGTAAGTTAGAATTTTGGCTAGATACAATTACAGATAATCATGTAAAGCAAATTGCCAGAGAAAATGTGATTGTTTGTGGAGGTGCCCTTACATCATTACTCTTAGGTGAAAAACCTAATGATTATGATCTTTATTTTAAAACATATGACTCTGTTCTAAAAATTGCAGAATACTATGCAAATAAGTTTAATGAAGCTAATAAACTAAAGTCTATTAATAACTATAATGTAAGTATTAAGACTTCTTCGTTTATAAATATTAATGGAGAGTCTGAAAATAGAATTACAATGTATATGAAATCAGCTGGCGTAGCTTCGGAAACTCAGGATATTTATAAATATTTTGAAAATCTACCAGAAAATCTCACTGAAGATTTTACTGAGTCATTAACTGAGCGTTCTGTTAAAGATTTAGAAGAACATCCTGAAGAAATAATTAATAATGTAACTGAAGAACTTAAAATAAAGCAACCTTATAGACCTATTTTTATTTCTGATAATGCAATTACATTAGCAAATAAGACTCAACTGATTATTAGATTTTATGGTAATTCTTCAGAAATTTTTAAAAATTTCGATTTCATACATGCTCAATGTTATTACGATTTGAAGGAAAATAAGCTAGAGTGTTCACAAGAATCTCTTTCAGCAATACTTTCAAAGACATTAATTTATAATGGCAGTCTATATCCAATTGCATCTATTTTCAGAATTCGTAAATTCTTAAATCGTGGTTGGCGAATCTCTGCAGGACAACTATTAAAGATTATTTGGCAAATTAATAAATTAGATATGAATAATCGAGAAATTCTCAGAGATCAATTAATAGGTGTCGATCAAGCATATATGCATCAATTAATTATTGCATTAGAAAAACAAAATTTAAAAATTGATAGCACATATATTGCAAGTTTACTTGATAGTATTTTTGATGAATAATCTTATAAAATTAAAACTATCAAATAGTCACTTCCCAGGGGTCCCAGGTGCCTCGCGCTGGAGCCCCATGGGTGAGGTATAGGGTGCGCCATTGCGCCGAACCTGCATGGTCTCCGGTGGCCAGGCTTGATGTTTATAGCGAAGACTTAGAAACAACCATTGAAACCGTTATATTAACCCATTAAGTTTAGCGTATAGTCACTACGCATAAAGTGACATAATCCTCAACGTAGCTGTGCTACATAGGTAAATTAAAATGTCAGAACTTCGTCAAGTATTTGTTGGTCCAGATGGAAAGCTTTTCGATACAAAGGCAGAAGCACTAGCTTATCTTCGACGTCCGAAGATTAAGGAAGCATTACTCCTAGTTACTGCTAAGAATGTAGAGCTAACTGAATGGCTAATGGAAAATCAGGAAAAGGTTGAAATGGCTTTTGAAACTGGCACAATTCGTCGTGTCAGTAAGTCAGACCATAATAAGCTTCGTAAGGCACTGGAAGCTCTCAAAGAGCATTCAGATGATCACAAGCTTAGTTTCCTTATTGAGAATTCAGATGCAATGCTGGATTCATTCCGTTGGCCATCTGTAAAGCGCATGGATGATGCTGAAAAGGCACTTGTTGCCCGTAATACACTACTAGCTGCTACTGAAAATAATGAGAAGCTTGTAGATTGGATTCTAGGTAATAAGGATATGATTCTTTCTGCTTATGAAGCAGGTATTGAAAAGCGGCAAATTAACGAGAAGGCAGCAAATGCACTTGCTGAATATCGTGCCAAGAAGGCTGCAGAGAAGGCAGCTAAAGCTCAGACTGCATAAAGTCCTGCTTTATGATTGAGATGATTATTGTTGCAATGACAGTACTTTCATTTCAAACATAATGTTTACTATATCTTACTATCAGGATATGTAAGATAGATGGATCCGGCATCAATATATGAGGTTCGCAATAATCCAAATAACTTCCGGTGAAAATTGCGTTTATGAAGGCTAGCGGTACGGCCTAAAGAATAATACTCAGAGAAATCTGAATTTGTTCTAAATGTACCGCATTTATTTTGCCCTTGTAGTATAATGGTATTACAGCAGATTTGTATCCTGTTGATCGAAGTTCGATTTTTCGCAAGGGCACCACTTAAAGGATAGATATATAATGTCTTTCACATGCTAAATACGAATTAGAACTTATTGGTGAATTTGAATATGGACCTGAATTAAAAAATTCAATTTTAGAACTTATTGAAGTATTTGCTAAACAAAGACATTCAGGTGGTAGTGCTTCATTATGTAGAGAAATATTTCATAAACTTGTAAATTATGAACCATTGACACCATTGACCGGACAAGATACAGAATGGACTGAAATTAGTGAAAATGTTTTTCAAAATAAAAGATGTTCACGAGTATTTAAAGATGGAACAATTGCGTATGATATTGAAGGTTTAATTTTTAAAGATAAAGGTGGAAATTATTATACGAATAAAAACAGTAAGACACGCGTCACTTTTCCTTATATACCTTCAAGCAAATATGTAAATGTTGATTAAACCTCCTTATTGGAGGATTTTTAACGAGATATTGTTATGAAAGAAACACATGAATATTTTGAAGATGAGCTGAATGAACATGAGAAAAATGAATTAGATCAAGATAAAGAATTTGATATTGATGAAGAATACTGTGATGATTGTGATGAACCTTTAGATGATTGTACTTGTTGGGTAGATGAAGAAGAGGATGAGGACATAAATAATGAGTAAGGATTTTCCCAATAGAGAAGATTGGCTTGCCATTAGAAATACTCCAAGAAAACGACCAACTAAAATTTTTCATCAATCAACACAATACAAAGAAGAGATTAATGAGAAAACAAAAGAAAAACATTATGTGAAAACACAATTCAGTACTTATAGGAAATCTTCCAATGAAAGTGAAGACGCTCATCGAGAAGTTGAGTGAGTTCAATCCAGAGTCTCGTGTATGGTTAAGTTATAATGTTGACACTGCCGTGATCGCACCTTTGGAAACAATTAAAGAAGCTAATAGAAAATTTTCACAAGGTAAAATAATCATTCTAATTCCACAATGGAAATGTCAATGAATACCTTATTAATTCGTTGTGTTGCATTACTAGTTGGTTATATATTAGGTGGTATCTCGATTGCTCTCTTATTTTGGATATTGAGTATTGTATTGACTTGGAACAAATCCAGTTAAATTAATGAATATGAGTAAGTATGATTTGACAGCAATCATTACAGATAAGCGTGGAAGAATTATCTCTATAGGAAAAAATTCATATATTAAAACTCATCCTATGCAAGCACGTCTTGCAAAACAAATGGGTGAAAAAGATAGAATATATCTTCATGCTGAGATACATGCAATAGTGAAATGTAGAGATTTATCTCGTGCGCATAAAATTACTGTAATCCGTATTGATAAACAAGGTAATTATCGAATGGCAAAACCTTGTAAAATATGTGCTGAAGCCATTCGGAATTCAGGTATTAATCTAATTGAGTATACATAAATGAATAATCTTTTCTTTGAGCGTGATGGTCAAGTGTTTATGAAAGTTACACCTGTTAAAAGCCTATTTAATAGTTCAATGATTCATGATGTTGTTACAAAGGGTGGTCAATTTGTTGTAAAT